TCTGGCTTCCTCTCTCCAATGCGGTCGGAGATAGCCCAAGACAGTCCGTTTACCGCCCGACCTAACCCAGATAAAACCTGATCGTGGCAGCTCGTAAACAGCCGCTCCGAGGGGCAACAGAACCAAGGCTTCACAGCCCTTACCTCAAGGGCAAATCTAAAGTCGATGACGTAATTGAGTTGGCCAACCTAATTGAATTGCCATTATTACCGTGGCAAGAGTTCGTGCTGAGAGATATGCTGCGCGTGGACAGTAAAGGGAATTGGGTTCGTAAAACTAACCTCATCTTGGTTGCTAGGCAGAATGGCAAGACTCATTTAACTCGAATGCTGATCCTGGCTCACCTTCTTAAGTGGGATAGCCGTAATATCATCATCGCCTCATCTAACCGATCGATGGCACTCGATACCTTTCGCCAAGTAGCCTCAGTCTTCGAAAGTAACGAGAACTTGATGGCCACAGTCAAACAGATCCGATATGCCAACGGAACTGAGTCGATCGAGATGAAAGACGGTCGCAGATTAGATGTTGTAGCTGCAACGCGTGATGGCGCTCGCGGAAGATCAGCCGATGCGTTATTCCTTGATGAGATCCGCGAATGGTCAGAAGATGGATACCGAGCAGCGATGCCGGTAACTCGCGCTAGGGCTAATGCACACACTTTCCTAACTTCTAACGCTGGAGATGCGTTTAGCGCAGTACTTAACCAACTTAGAGAACGAGCCTTAGATAACCCGCCAAAGTCTTTCGGTTTTTACGAGTACAGCGCTCCCCAATACTGCAAGATCGATGATCCTAAAGCCTGGGCAATGGCCAACCCTGCACTTGGCTATCTTGTAACTAAAGAGACGCTTGAAGAGTCAGTTGCTACTAGCCCAATAGAAAATACTCGCACAGAGCTACTTTGCCAATGGATCGACTCCCTAAGCAGCCCTTGGCCGCATGGCATCCTTGAGGAAACTAGCGACAGCAGCTTGCAGATCCCAGTTGGCGGTTACACAGTCTTTGGCTTTGACGTATCGCCTTCTCGTCGCAATGCAAGCCTCGTTGCTGGCCAATTACTCCCCGATGGGCGAATAGGTGTTGGGATCTTGCAGACTTGGGAAAGCGCAGTCTCGGTCGATGATCTTAGAATTGCAGCCGATATTAAAGGATGGGCGGATCAGTATCGCCCGCGCCAAATATGCTACGACAAATACGCAACAGCCTCGATCGCTGAAAGATTATCAAATGCTGGCTGCATGATCCAAGATATATCTGGGCAGCAGTTCTATCAGGCTTGCGGAGACTTGCTCGATGGCCTAGTTAATCATCGCGTAGTACACAATGGCCAAGCCGACTTAATCCAGCAGATGAATAACTGCGCAGCTAAGGTAAACGATGCTGCTTGGCGAATAGTTAAGCGGAAGTCCGCCGGTGATATCTCTGCACCTATCTCGCTTGCAATGGTTGTCTCAATGTTGATGAAACCACAACAGGTAGCGGCTATCTACTCAGAATAAACTATATGTAGTGTATAATTGCACCCTATGGGTATCTTTGATCGCAAGCCAAAAGTATTAGAGGCTCAAGAAGCGCCGCAGATTATGTCGGACAGCTTCTATAGCTACAACAATTATATTCCAGCGATCGTTACTCGCCAAATGGCTCTTTCCGTGCCCGCGATCAAACGTTGCCGCGATCTCATCTCTGGAACGATCGCCAGCATTCCTTTAGAGTATTACAAGAAATCCACCGGCGAAATGATCGCCGCACCTCGATGGGTTGAGCAACCTTCTAAGCATCAGCCGCTATTTGAAACCTTATATTTTACGTTGGACAGTTTACTCATGTACGGTCAAGCTTTCTGGCAGATCACCGAGGTATATGCTGAGGATGGCAGAATGGCTCGCGCTAACTGGATCGCTAACACACGCGTTGGCTTCTTAACTGACCCAGCCACTAACTTTATTACTCAGTACAACATTGATGGCAAGCCAGTTCCTATGTCTGGTATTGGATCGTTAATTACTTTCCAAAAGGATGAGGGCATTCTTAATGTTGGAGCGCTAACAATTAAAGCCGCTCTCGATGCGCAACGCGCAGCTAGTGTCGCTCTTGCAACTCCATCGGCAACTGGCTTCCTTAAAAACTCAGGTGCAGACCTTCCCCCTAGCGAAGTCTCTGGCCTTCTACAAGCCTGGAAGCGCGCCCGTCAGAATAACGGTACTGCTTATTTAACTTCTACTATTGATTATCAGACTATTGGCTTTAGCCCTAAAGATATGGGCTATAACGATGCGATCCAGAACCTTGCAACTGAATGCGCAAGACTTTGCTCTGTAGATCCTTATTATGTCTCTGCTTCACAGAACACAACCATGACTTACGCCAATGTCCAAGATGAACGTAAGCAGATGGTTGCTTTTACATTGCAACCTTATGTTTCAGCCATCGAGTCTCGACTATCTATGGATGATATTTCCACCGCCGGTCATTATGTAAAGTTCTGCTTAGACGATACCTTCCTTCGTACTGAGCCAATGGAACGCTTACTGGTTCTAGAAAAGATGCTTGCTCTTGGTCTAATTACGACTGAGCAAGCGATGGAAATGGAAGATTTAACTCCTAACGGAAACGGTAGCTAATGGAAACTCTATACATTGAAGCATCATCTATTGAATGCAACGAAGATCGCCGCGAAATCTCTGGCAAGATCGTTCCACTTGGTACGGGCGAAGTCGGTAACACTAACCTCGGCGCTTATACCTTCGAGGCTGGGTCTATTGAAGTTGGCGATGTAAGCAAGATCAAATTGCTATCCCAACACGATATGAAGAAACCTATTGGCCGAATGATCGCAGCAGAGACACGCGCAGACGGTATTTACGCAACCTTTAAGCTGAGCCGCTCAACTAGCGGTAACGATGCTCTAGTTATGGCTCAAGAAGGCCTCGTAACTGGACTGTCGATCGGCGCAGAAATCATCGCATCCAAGCCATCACGCGATGGCCACACAGTCGTTTCAGCGGCTAAATTAAAAGAAGTTTCTCTAGTAACTGAGCCAGCCTTTAAGTCTGCTCAAATACTTGAGATCGCAGCAGAGGAAATTATCCCTGTTGAAGAAACTAAAACCAACACAGAAAGCGAGACAGTCGTGGAAGAAACCACTCCAGTCGAAGCAACACCGGTAGAAGCTGCGGCTGTAGAAGCTGCTCGCCCTACTATTTCAGCAATGGCTTACTCAAAGCCTCGCCTTGATTTCTCTGCAACGAAGCATCTTGAGATGTCTATCCAAGCAGCAATGGGATCAGAAGATGCTCGTCAGTACCTAGCAGCAGCCGCAGATACAACAGACAACGCTGGTCTCGTACCAACTCGTCAACTATCAACAGTCATCAACGGCCTTGCTAACTCAACACGCAGCAACATCGATGCTATCTCACGCGGCGCTTTGCCAGATGCAGGTATGTCGTTCCAGATCCCAAAGATCACCGTAATGCCAGGCGTAACAGTCGAAGCAGAAGGCGGAACTATCGAAGATGTCGATCAGAACGCAGCGTTCATCACAGTAGATGTGAAGAAGTATGCTGGACAACAGACATTTTCAGTTGAACTTCTAGATCGCTCAAACCCAATTTTCGTAACTGAGCTAATGAACAACCTTGCTGCTCAGTACGCAAAGGTTACAGACACAGCAGTTAACGCTGCGATCATCACTGGTGCATCACTCGATGCAACAACAGTAGCAACTTACCCAACAGCATCAGAGCTTCTTGGCTTCGTTGCTCGCGGTGCAGCTTCTGTTTACAACGGCACACAGGGCTTTGCTCGCAACATCATCGCTAACACTTCACAATGGTCAAACATTATGACTTTGAACGATTCTGGCCGCCCTATCTACAACGCTCAAGTTCCTCAGAACGCAGGCGGCGTAGTTGCTCCAACTTCAGTACGCGGAAACGTTGCTGGTCTTGATCTCTATGTAACTGCTAACACAGCATCTACAACAGATACAGATGGATCACTACTTGTAGTTAACCCAGATGCTTACACCTGGTACGAGTCTCCAACTTACCAACTTCGTGTTGATGTAGTTGCGACTGGTCAAGTTAACATCGCTATGTACGGTTATGGTGCTATTGCAACCAAGATCGGTGCAGGCGCTTTCAAGATCAACAAGGCGTAAGCCTATTTAAGTCGCTGGCGGGATAGTGCCCTTCTATCCCGCCAGTCTTTAGGAAGAGGATCAAATGTCGTACACAACAGTTGCAGAACTCCGCTCCGCTCTCGGTGTGGGTAGTCTGTATGCTGACGCAACCTTGCAAGAGGTCTGCGATGCTGCCGACAATGTGTTGATCCCTTTCCTATGGACAAACGATAATTTTAATGTTGGTCATAGCAATACGACAACAGAGGGAACTTTATATTTCGATGAGTTAGTTACTGGAACTTACTATGTAGGCCAGTCAGTCACTATCACTAAAAATGGCTCACCTTTTAATGGTACAAAGACAATTACAGGCGTTGGCGAATACTCCATAACCTTTGCTGTAACTGGAACTCCTACTGCAACTGAATATCATCCAGTAGTGCCTTACGGTGTCGTTTCAGGCGTTACCCAAAATACCTATTCATCAATTCCTGCCGTCAAAGAAGCTTCGCTAATGATTACTATTGCTATCTGGCAAGCGCGTCAAGCGCCAAGCGGCCAAGGCATGACAGTTGATGGCTTTGCACCCAGCCCGTTCACAATGTCTAACACTTTGCTTGCTCGCGTTCGCGGCTTGCTTGCGCCTTACCTTGATCCGCGTTCGATGGTTGGCTAACCATGACAGCAGCGATATCAACCCTTCGCGCCACTATTGCAGCAGCTCTAGTCGATAACACTAAGTACTCAGTATTCTCTTTTCCACCAGCTACGCCTATCGTCAACAGCGTGGTTATTTCACCGGCTGATCCTTATGTAACGCCTAATAACAATGGCTATAACACGATCGCGCCTCTTGCTAATTTTAATATAAATATATTTGTGCCTTTGCTCGACAATGAAGGCAACCTAAATGGAATTGAGGAGATGCTAGTAGCCGTGTTTGGCAAGTTAGCGGCATCCTCTATCGTCTATAATGTGGGAGATGTGAGCGCACCTAGCGTTCTCAGCGCTGCAACAGGCGATCTATTGACTTGCTCAATGCAGGTCTCAGTCCTAACGAGTTGGAGTTAATCATGTCCGAGTGGGAAAAAGAGCAAGAAGCCTTCCTGATTAAGATCGGGCAGGTTGCACCAGCAGCACCAAAACCATCTACTAAGAAAGACGAGGAATAACCTAAATGGCAGTATTTCTAAGCAACAACGTAGGCGTGAAGGTTAACTCAGTTGATCTTAGCGACCATGTAACAGCAGTAACACTTAACCGATCATTCGATGAGCTAGAAGTAACAGCGATGGGCGATAGCGGACACAAGTTCGTTAAAGGTTTAGAAGCATCATCGATCACAGTTGACTTCCTAAACGACACAGCATCAGCAAACGTTCTAGCAACTTTGCAAGCTGCTTGGGGAACTAACGTTCCTATCGTTCTATTGCAGACTAAAGGCACAGCAGTTTCAGCAACTAATCCGCTTTACACAGCAACTTGCCTAGTCAACAACACAACTGATATCAACGGCGCAGTTGGCGATCTTGGAACTCAAAGCATCACTTTCACAGTTTCAGGTACAGTTGCAGTAGCGACAACAGGCACATTCTAAATAACTAACTAAGGGGCAAACAATGGCAAAACTAAAGGTAACAAGGGCAGATGGAAGCGTTAACGAGTACCAGATCACTCCGGCGATCGAGTACGCCTTCGAGGCTTATGCTAAGAAGGGCTTTCACAAAGCCTTTAGAGATGATGAAAAGCAGACTGATATTTATTGGCTCTGCTGGGAAGCAATTCGTCGGTCGGGTGAAACCGTTAAACCCTTCGGAGAGTCATTCCTTGAGACATTGACGCGAGTCGAGGTCTTAGACGATGACCCTTTGGAGTAACGCGGGAGTCCTTCACCTATCTCGTAGCGAGACTATCGCTTGAGACAGGACTCTCGCCTCAAACTTTAATTGAACTAGATCACACAATGTTCAGGACTTTACTTCAAGCCCTGAAAGACAGAGCGAAGGAGCGTGAAGATGCCAGTAGAACTAAAAGGCGCAGATAAACTTCGCAAGGCTCTTAAACAATTTGAACCTGATCTAGCAAAGATGACCACTAAAGAAATGGCTGCTGCTCTTAAGCCTATTACAAACAAGGCTCGCGGCTTTATGCCATCCAACGGATCGATGTTATCCGGTTGGACTTCTGCAAGTTCATCAGAAGAAACAACTAATTATCGTCACTTCCCTAAGTACGATCAAACTGAAGCCAAGCGCGGAGTTAAATACTCAACAACTCCATCTCGCCCTAATAAGCGTGGGTTCGTATCGCTCGCTCGCATTATTAACACTTCTGCCGGTGGAGCAATTTATGAAACAGCAGGGCGCAAAAGTCCTAGCGGTCAACCTTCTCAAGCTTCTACTCGCGGAACTTTCAGCGATTACATTGATACGTCTAACAAGGTTAACAAGTCTCTTAACCCTAATGCTGGCAAGCAGTTTATCAACCGCGCTAATTCTCTTGGCGCTTTAGTTAACGCTCGCCCTCGTCAACAAGGTCAGGCTGGCAGAGCAACGCGCAAGATGACTGGGCGCGTGATCTTTAGAGCCTTTGCAGAAGATCAAGGCAGAGTTTCTGCCGCAATAGTTAAAGCCATTGGCAATTCTGCTATTGAGTTTAAGGCTAGAACGGATGGCAAATAATGGCTGATCTAAAGATAGATATAGCCTCGGTATTTTCAGGCAAAAAAGCCTTTG